CTCTAGGATATTAGCATCGTAGGTAGGACCGTTCATCCACACGCGATTGCATTGCCAGCAAAGTTTGTGTAATTCCTGAAGAGCTTGCTGTAAGGGAATCCTGTTTTCTGGATTAAATGCTTCAATTTGTGCTTGAGTTTGAGTTGCCCACCAATCAATGGTACCCTGCTCTATTGCTCTGTGTTCTTGACTTTCCAGTGTGACACGAGCATAGTATTGTTGACGATAATACCCTCTAGAGAACGGATCAAAACACTGAGCTGCTATGGTTAAAATAGTAGCATCAGGGCCAGTGGCCAAACCTTCAATGTCAATCATTACGTCCATGCTAGATTATAGCAGGACTAAACTGTGATGTCAATTAGCCTATTACCCAAGTCAGCGGTTGACTTGCATCTACATACATTTTGAGATCTTCAATACACTTGTCCATTTCAGCCTGCGCCTGAGTTTTCAAAGCTTGACCGTTGAGTGTGGCTCCGCCCTGTGGACCAGCATATTGAGCAAATTTCTCCCTTGCTTCGCCAAGCATCATTCTAGATGCTGCCAACATATAATCTCTAATCCATTGGCTGATTTGATAATCGCTGAGCAAATTGATTTCTGGTTTTAGATTGTAGCTCCAAATCAAAACATCTTCGCCACTGCCCTTGGGATCTCGTATGATCTGAAGTTTTTTAGTTACTGGGTTAAACGTGTAGTTCAAATAGCCACCAAACATTCTAGCAGCCAATTCTACATATTGTGTGTAAAAATCATAGGTAGCCAATCCACCACTTTGATTAAAGTTCAACAAATACACCTGCATCTGTGCTTGACTAAAGGGATCAAAGTTGCTGGCAAAGGGACCAGTGGCCAAACCAAACTGGCGTCTAAACAGTTGTCTAACGCTGATTACTTCTTGTGGCAAGGTATAGATATCAACGTCTTGTATGAGTTGAAAAAAACTGTAGCTTTCTTCGTAGGCGTTGTTAGCTCGTTGACGATATACCCCTAATGAGCGTTGATACGCAGTTTCGTAGTGTTCTGGGTCAAGTTCAATATCAATCATTTGATCGCCCAGATTGAATCTAACATAATCTATTAGATTTTGTTTCAGCAACTGTAACGATGTTTGATCGCTTTGTTGATTTTCAGTAGACATAGTGGCTCCGGATATAATATTTATTGTCCGGAAGAGCTTTACCAGGCTCTTAAAATCACAAGATTTTCAGAACCCCTGCCGTTCCATGCTGTTTCTGTGGCCTTGATATCTTTGTAGGTTTTTCTGGCAGCTGGTTTCCCACCGTTGATCACTGCTTTTAACTGTTCTGCTGGTTTACGCAGGGTTTTTTGTTGAGTTTCAGCTAGGCTATATCCAACCACTGTGTTGTTTTTGATGCTAAAAGTTTTAGCGTACTCATCAGCAACCAGGTGTATGATCTTGCGCTTTTTTGTATCATACAACCAAGCTTCTGTTTTGTCCACAAGTTGACTTGCTGGCAAAGATTTTAAAGATAGTTCTGCAAACTCTGTACAAATCTTAAACTTAGCAGCTCGCTTTTCAGGAGTGACAGGTTTAACTTTGCGTGGTTTTCTTTCAACTTTTTTAAGTTGGATATAACTACCACAATCAGCTAAAACAAGTTCACAGAACTTTACACAATTACGCAATTGTATTTTAGAAAGATGACTGTATCCTGCCACAAGATCAGCATCCTTGCCAGCAACAACATCATCAAATTCTGATAATCTACGTTGCCAGATATCTTTGATATATCCAATCAGTTGCGGCGCTATGTTCATACTACGCAAAACTGACACGGGTTTGAAATCAGCACCAAGCTTGGCTCCGGCACCAATAAAATCATCAAACAACCCATCTAGTTCACCTGCACACTCAACCACTCGCTCACGTAGTCGGTCTTGAATGTTGGGTTTGGCTGCGGATTCTGGTTCTTCAACACTTTCAACCACTGGTTGTTTGTAATGCAAAAATGTGTCCAACATAGAGTCTAGTTTTTTCTGCTCGCTGGCGGTTAGCACAAGACCTAGATCCACCATGCGGCATAACCAACCCACTGTGGGCACAATTTGACTGTCGCTGAGAGACCTAATTTTTTTAGCGTCCTTGGCCCTGTCATGTCTGTCAAGGTAACTTATGATCATGTCCTTGGCATCTTTTTTGCTGTAGAAGTAATGATACCAGTTGAATGCATAAGTTAACTTGGACAACCGATCTTCTAACGGTTGAACTGCCCAAGTTGGCTCGTTGCCTGTGTATTTTGTATCCGGGCTACGCGGGTTTAACAATTTGATCGCTGCTTGTTTCATACTGTCTCCTTGTAGTAATTATAATTACTGTATTGCCTGTATTATAACAGGTTGTGAATATTTGGTCAACTGCCCATAAATATAGCATTATGCCAAGATTATCCCTTTATCGCCCAAATCGAACCTGGGACTACCAGTTCTTAGATCGTTCTATCCGCGAAATGTACACAGTGGGTGGGCTGGATATCTTTGTACACAAGTATCTTGGCCCAAAAACCTACCCCGATGACAGTCAAGAAGATGACAGCGGAATTGGCCCTAATTTTGATGCCACACTGCCAAAATACAATCAAAGTAATCCTTTGTTTATAGAGGATCTACTGCTGCTTGAAAACCGAGATCGAAAGTACGATCCTGATGTTTACGTTATGCGCGGTGTGTACAAGCATCAAGACATTGATTTTGATTTAACACAATTTGGGCTGTTTTTAAACAATGATACTTTGTTTATAACGTTTCACTACAATGACATGATTGACACTTTTCAACGCAAGTTGATGTCAGGTGACGTTTTAGAAGTTCCTAATCTCAAAGACTATCATCCCTTGAATCAAAATATCCCAGAGGCCTTGCCCAGATATTACGTGATTCAAGACGCTAACTACGCTAGTGAAGGTTTTAGTCAAACATGGTTGCCGCATCTATGGCGTGTGAAAGCCACACCCATGGTCAATGCCCAAGAGTTTCAAGACATTTTGAATAAGCCATTTGTCAAAGACACAGACTGGGATCCGGGAAATTACTATCCATTTGGTAGCATTGTAAATCAAGAGGGCGGTTACTATATTGCTATAAAAAATGTACCTGGTGGAACAGAATACACCAACACAGAATATTGGCGTCCATATACTCCGCTGACTGCTGCTGATTTAACTACCACAAGACCAAAAGATTTAGAAATCAATGATGCAATTTTGATACAAGCAGAATACGAAGTTCCCAAGAGCGGATATGACACAGTAAAGTTTTACATACTGCCAACCAACCCAAATGGTTCACCAGCAGATCCTTCTGAATACACAGCGGATTATACCTTCAGTGATGCCAGTAGAACTTTAAGCAACACACAGGATCAACTTACTCCAACCAGTGATGGTTATACCACAGGATACCTAACCGGCGACGGTATAGCCCCTAATGGCTTGCCGGTTACACCTGGCATAAGTTTTCCACCAAATCCCACTCTTGGAGATTATGCACTAAGATTAGATTACTTTCCTCATAGACTGTTTAGATATGACGGTGCAAGATGGACAAAGATTGAAGAAGTGGTACGCACACAACTAACACCTGGACCAGAAAATCAAACATTGCGTTCAAGCTTTGTTAACAACACAAATGTTACTCAAACCAACGACCGAGGTCCTATACCACAACGTCAAAGCCTAAGTCAAGCTTTGAAACCAAAAGCTGATAACGGAGGTTAATTTTGCAACAGTTTTTTTATGATTCACAGATACGTAGGTTTTTGTTGCAATTTACTAGAATGTTGAGCAACTTCCAAGTCGAGTACGGTCGTGATGAAGCAGGCAATGTAACTGAAGACACACTGGTTAGAGTACCAATTAGATATGGCGACGCATCGCGCCAGGCGCAAACCATAATTCAACAGAACTCTGCGAACCAGATGCCAAGCACCCCACTTATGACATATTACGTTGGTGCATTGACATATGACAGAGAAAGAGTTCAAGAACCATACTTTGTTGATCGTATTAATGTGCGTCAACGTTACTACGATGTTGAGACCAATACCTATGAAGTAACCCAGGGCAATGCTTTCACTGTGGAAAGACTAATGCCAGTGCCTTACAAACTGTCTTTGAATCTTGACATCTGGACCAGCAACACCAATCAAAAGATGCAATTGCTTGAACAGATACTTACACTGTTCAACCCTAGTTTAGAAATACAAAGCAGTGAAAACTATATTGACTGGACTAGCCTAAGCGTGTGCTATCTTGATGATGTGTCCTGGAGCTCGCGTACCATACCAGTTGGATCAGAAAATCCCATTGATATCTGTACACTTAAATTCAGTTTACCAATTTGGATAAGTTCGCCAGCAAAGATTAAAAAACTTGGTGTTGTGGAAAGAATCATTGCATCAGTTTATGATGGCACTGGAGATTTAATCAACGCAATAACCAACAATGATCTACTGCTAGGAACAAGACAAAAATTCACGCCATTTAACTACCAAGTGTTTTTGCTCAACGGTCAACTACAAATTTTACAACCAGCTGATGTGATCAGCGAACCAATCACTAGTTTGGAACCACCCAATTCACCTGTGGCTGATCAAACTACTTGGCCAGCTGTGATTAACATGTACGGATTGCTGCGCCCAGGAATAAGTTATATAAGTTTGGACAATCCATGGAATCCTGATACTGAGATTATTGGGTTTGTCACTGTTAATCCAGCAGATGAAAGATTTTTGCTATTTCAAGTTGATCCAGACACAGCGCCAGCCAACACTCTTGAACCAATCACAGCCATAATCAATCCTTTGCTAAGTGGTCCTGGCGACGGACTAGACTCTAGTTTATTGGGTCAAAGATATCTGCTGACCGAAGACACAGGAAATGTAAACAACACCGCAAATCCAACAGGGTGGCAAGGGCTACAAGGACAACCATTGATTGCCAAGGCCAATGATATCATAGAATACAATGGTTCACGTTGGATAGTGGTTTTTAACAGCGAGCAAATGCTTGAACCACAATACGTTACAAACATGGTCACTGGCATTCAATACAAATGGATTCCACCTTTGATCGAAGATGGATTTGTAGCAGATCCTGGACAATGGGTTAAAAGCTATGATGGACTTTATAAAGGCGGCTCATGGAGTCTAACTCTTTAAACGCAGTAGGAGTTTGGTTTTATTCAATTAGCACACATAGATATCTTTATCTAATACGCAATGACACCAAACACCCCGGTTCCTGGGGATTAGCAGGTGGGAAAGTAGAATTCAACGAAAGTTTACTAGACGCTATTCACCGTGAGTGTAAAGAAGAACTAGGGTTGGATTTTGTGAATGCTAAATTCTTGCCAATTGAAAAATTTACAAGCACTGATCAACAATTTGCATATCACACTTTTTTCTGTCAGGTAGACAGAGAGTTTACTCCAAAATTAAATCAAGAACACTGTGGTTACGCTTGGATTGAGTCTGGAACTTGGCCTAGGCCTTTACATCCTGGACTGTGGAACACCGTGAACATTGACGCCATACAGTCCAAAATTAACTTACTTGAAAAGAGATTAGAATCTACCAATTACTATATTGATGATTCCGCTGGTCCCGTTAAAATCTTCCAGTGACTTGCCTATAACACTGCCTACTTGTGGATTTTCTTCTGCTCTAGCTGTGCCATCACCATTGCTTACCACCATGTCGCCTTTGCGAATATTGCCAAC